TATACCCAGTGGATTTTCCGAGAAGAGCGTATAACTTCGTGTGGAATGAATATTATCGAGATCAGGATTTACAGGACGAAGTAGAGTGGACGAACGAGGACGTGCTATATACGGCCTGGGAGAAAGACTATTTTACCACTGCGCGCCCGTGGCAACAAAAGGGCGCGGCTCCATCGCTACCTGTTTCGGGTGTTACTTATGCTGATTTTACGAACGCAGTTACTGGAGCTGGGTCATCAATTTATGTATCAGTGAATACTGCCAGCGACGTGCTAACGACACAAGGAGGCACAAATATTCCGCATTTGCTTGACGCACTTAATAAAAATCAAGTTGATTTGTCTCATGCATCGACGTTTGACGTAGCTGATTTAAGGATTGCTTTTCAGATTCAGAAATGGCTGGAGCGTAACGCGAGAGCTGGAACACGTTATACGGAGTTTCTTCGTGCGCATTTTGGTGTATCTCCAAGGGATGATCGTCTCGACCGTCCGGAGTATATCGGCGGTAGCCGTACACCGATTATTATATCAGAAGTACTGCAGACATCAGAAGATGGTGCGACGCCTCAGGGCAATCTTGCCGGACATGGTATAGCAGTGTCGGACAGCTATTGTGGACGTTACCGTGTACAGGAGTTCGGTTTGATAATCGGCCTGATGAAAGTGGTGCCTCGCCCTGCATATCAGCAGGGAATAGACAGGCAATGGATAAAGAAATCGAAGTACGATTTCTATTTTCCAGAGTTCGCGAATCTCTCCGAACAGGAGGTGTATAAAGGCGAGATTTGTGTAGTAAGTGGTGACGGTACACATAATCAATCGTTATTTGGCTTTCAAGGCCGTTATAACGAAATGCGGTTTAAGTCAAATCAGGTGTGCGGACAGATGAGGACGATTTATGATTATTGGCATTTGTCCAGGCAGTTTGACGCGACCTCGAGCGCAACGGCGCCCGTTCTTAACGACGAGTTTATAAAGTGTGTGCCGCGAAAGGATGTGTTCGCAGCACCATCGGAGCCGGCCATGATTATTTCTTTCGGAAATTTGCTGAAAGCAATCAGGCCGATTCCCGTACAGTCGGAACCGGGACTGATAGATCACGTTTAGAGGCCTCCGCGATCCCAGAGAGGAGATAAAATGACAAAGGAGAAGAAAATGATGGAAAATATGATGTTATCTGAAAACGGTTACTTTAACCGGAAGTATGATCGTATAAAGCAGAAGCCGGAAAAAAACTCCGGAAAAATGCGCGTGGAACTGCAAGGATACATCAGTAATGAAAAGCGCATTCAGAACATAATCGATGCCGGAAATCGCCTTATGACCGCAAGGGCTATGCAGTACGATTTCCAACCAGGTGAGCCGGTCGATGAGGATCTGGTTGACATAACCAGGACGCCCGGTTATGATCCTGCTGACGCGACGCAACAAATGTTGGGAGTCGAAGCAAGGTTAAAAGAGCAGAAAGCGGCCGCTGAAAAAGCGGCCGCTGAAAAAGCGGCCCTAGAGGCCGCAAAAAAAGTTGAGGTGAGCGAAGGTGATAAGAGGAGCGGTGACGGAAACGGTTAAAATCGTGGTGTGGATAGCGGTGACGTTATTTAACGTGATTAAGCGCCTACGTGAGTAGGCGGAAATGGGCTATATTACCAACTTGATGGTAATATAGCCCATTGACACCAAAGTAGTCAATGAAAACCGACCAAAAGGAGGTAAAGTGTATGGGTCTTGGAGGAATTATGTCAGGCGTAGGTAGCATAGGTAGTTTTGGAGTAGGGCTACTTAACTACAGCGAACAGCGCAAAATGAATCGATGGCAAAAACGCGCATATAAGGAAAGTCTAGCTAGGGAAGATACAGCTGTACAGCGACGAGCTGCAGATCTTCGCGCGGCTGGGCTATCGCCAGTGTTAGCAGCGGGTCAAGGAGCAAGTACGATGCCGCCGATATCTCTTAATGCGCCTGAAATGGATGTTAATCCATCTGAGTTGGCTGCAGCAGCGATGACGATGATGTCGCAGGAAGCGGAAATATCCAAAACAAAGGAACAGGAGAAGCTGAATGCGGCACAGAAAAAACTTGTAGATGCACAACGACTTGAAGTCAATGCAAAACGACGTGAAACGGAATGGAATTTGTCGCGTTATATGAAACATAAGTTACCAACTAATTATCATGGTAGTGTTGGTGATGTTACGTTCGGCGTTGATGCAGCAGAACAAGCAGCAGAACGGTTGCGTCAAAAAATGCTAGAGCAAAAGCGTATACGACAAGAAGCAGACAGGCAAAGAGATCGTGAACGAAATCCGAATAAGTACAAAAAAACTACAACAGGAGTAAAAGGATGAGAAGGAAAAATCGTCGTAGACGTCGGTCGAAACTGTTACGTAAGTATGGAGCACAGCGAGGAGGTACAAGGTTATGAGGCGTGAGAAACGCGAGAAGGATAAGGATTATTATGCGAGACGGAAGAAGCTTGGGCGTAGGATGAGACGTCGTACAACTCGCCAGAAAAGGGCCGGAACGTATAAGAGACCGAAATGACATGCGAAAGCCCGATATACATCTACAAGGGTCTCGACCCGGTCCTATATCCGGAAGGGCTAAAGGTGCCTTGTGGTCGATGCTTGCTATGTCGAATCCGCCGGAAGAGCGAATGGACGGATAGAATGATACATGAGCTTGGTTATCATGATGGCGCTTTGTTTGTAACGCTTACGTATGATAGTAACAAGGTGCCAATAGGTGATAAGGGTTATATGACATTGCGAAAGAGAGATTTGCAATTGTTTTTGAAGCGCCTGCGTAAGGCGCTTGAACCTCGACGTATACGATACTATGCTTGCGGTGAGTATGGTGATCCGTCTAAGGTTATACGCAAGAGTAATGGTGTGATTATACACACTGTCGGAGATCGTCCCCATTACCACTTAATCATATACGGCATGCGCCCTACGTTAGATGACCGATATGAGCTCCATAGAGCGTGGATGGATCCGCAAAGCGGTTATGCCATCGGTCATATCAAGGTTGGTCTGGCCGAGCGTAATAGCATACAGTATGTAGCAGGTTATGTGGTAGACAAACTTAATGGAGAAAAAGGAAAGGAGGAATACGAAGAAAAAGGGCGAGAGCCTCTCTTCTGTATAATGTCAAAAGGTATTGGACGTGAATATGTAAAGGAAGACGCGAAGCGTCTTGAGGAAAATATAAGCTATACGATAAATGGCGCGAAGCGCCAGTTGCCAAGGTACTATGTGAAAAAGCTGAATATCCCGCCGGAACGGCTAAGAGCGTTAGCGGATACTACGGAGCGAAAAAGAGTCCGTGCGGTAACAGGGCATGACGAGACGGAAATAGAGCTGTATAAGAAGCACGGTAGTCAATTCAAGGAATATTACGACCGTGATAAAAAAATGCAGCTACAAAAGTCTCGAAATGCACAGGCACGGATCGAGCGAAGTAGTAAAAAATAAGATCGCCGCCGAATCTGGCGGCGATCCCCGCGCGATCACGCGCGGAGTTACTGTTGCCCCGAAGGGGCTGCAGGGGGAAAGGGGGCGCAGCCCCCGAAAACGAGTGAACGAGTAAAACTATCCGGCTTGCCGGATAGAATAATATTCCCCCCTGGGAGGGGGGAAAAGAAGGGGGGTTGTATGTATACTAGGATATACACGATTTATGACAAGGTTGCGCAACAGTCGGGGCCGGTGTTTCAGGCCCCAAATGATGCAACGGCACAGCGTCAATTAAGGCATCTGCTCAATCAGCCGGGTATTGTTGCTGACGATTTTCAGTTGTGGTGTATCGGCGAGTTCGACGATGAACCGAAGGACGGAGAAGTCTGTAAATTGATAGCATACGCAACGTCAAGGCTTATAAGCGCGGTTTTGGAGCCAGTCGTGCCTTTACCTATAAAGTAGGTATATCGTAATAACGTGGAGCTTTAAGTTAGTTAAGATTAACAAAATGGGAGGCCTACGGGATCCCAGAGAAGAAAAAAAGGAGAAAATGTATGGAAGTCAAGCGTGGTGATGTATTCCAGAGGGTCGGCCAGGTATCACCTGGTCGATCAGTATTCAATTTGTCGTACGAGAAGAAATTTACGTGCGACATGGGCCAGCTCATCCCTATTATGTGTGACGAGGTTGTGCCTGGTGATATATGGCACATCGGCAATCAGGCTGTGGTAAGGTTTCAGCCGCTTGTCGCGCCGATTATGCACGAGATCTCGATGATCGTGCATTACTATTATGTACCATATCGCCTTCTGTGGCCAACGGTCAAGGAGTGGTCGGGAGAGCCGAATGAACGGGTTTTGACGGTCACCGGTTGGGAGTCGTATATAACCGGTGGTGAAAATGGAGCAGATGCTCAATCGGTGCCGGAATGGATACCAGCATCAACGGCCCTAGGGACGTTGTGGGATTATTTCGG